TTTGCATATCTAGTGCTTTTGACATTCTTCTTCTCCTTTGACTGTAACTTCTTCTGGACAATGTAGATCGCACCTAGCACAAATACCGTAGCCACAGCCATCATCCCCAAGCCAGTACTCAAGAGACTGTCCGCAATCACAGAATAGTTTGTTAAGAGTAATTGTCCCTGAGTGTAGTTTGATAACATTACTCATCCTTGAGGCTCGGAACAACGGTTTTTCTAGAATGCTCTCCTGCTGTGCAATGATATGTTATTGCGTGAGCCGCCCTCCAACTGACATAGCCGCCTCTAGCGGCATAAGCATCGCTACCTGCGATTGTAGGGTGACGTTCTACGATAGCACCCCCCTGCTCAGACATATCTTGCTCAGTGTGGTGATAATGCCCTGTATGAATATAGCAGTATTTAGAATTACCCCACATCGCCCTGTAACGCGGCTCTGAACTAAATAAGGTTGGCAGTGCTGAGTTTTTCTTTTTATGTCCATGATGAAAGCCCAACATGATTTCGCCATGCAAGTGAGCGTAGTATGGAAACTCAGTGTCATCTACCTCTAATCTAGGGTTATTCTTGTAGATAACCTTAGCGGCCTTTCTAAGCCACGCAGAACCAGATTCATCGTGGTTGCCTTCACATACTAGCAGTTTGACCTTCTTATGCTTAGACAGCAGTATTTCAATACAATGCATGGTGATCGTAAGAGCCATTTCTATTAGCTTCCCATATCGCGTGTCTGCGTCAAGTACGTGTTTAGAAGCAGGAGTAACCGCTAGCAATCCATCCCAGTGTAAAAAATCACCCTGTAGATTTAGTATTGCTGTTTCGCTGTTAGGTGAGCCGTCTGCCATTCGGCTTATCGCGGACAATGCTTCATGCTCCGCTATAGACATATCCCAAGCATCACCAGTTTCGGCTTGCCATGAATACATTCCTAAATGAAAGTCAGTTAGGGTATACAGCGTAAGGAGTTCTGAGTCATGTCCTTTAGACGTTTTAATCTTAGGGGCAGGTTTCCATTCAAACCCCTCAATAGCTTCTATGACTTCTGACAGGCTAATTGACTTGCCTTTTTCTTGTCTTACATACTGCCCTTGTAGATTACCCTCTCCATCATATCTGCTTGTAACAAACTTAGTGTTAAAGCCTTCCATAGTGCGATGGTCTACATCTCTATGGGGGGCTACTCCGTTGGATGCGGCTATCTTTTCTAATCGAACTATCATTTTATCGACGGTTCGTCTGTCACACTTTAATTCTTTAGCGGCTTTGGTAGCGGAGCCATTTTTAATAACAGCATTGACTACTTCTTTTTGTCTTTCAGTTGTTGTAAATTCTATGAGCGTTCTGGGGTCAGCCTTAATCATTCAACTCTCCTGTTGGTTTTTCAGCTTTTGATACTCGGAATTCTCTGGAACTTCTAAGAATATTCCGTTGTCCCTCGCCCAACTATAACACTGATCCAAAAAATACACCATTTCGCCAACATCCAGATCACTGGTGTGCTTAACCTGATTTTTAATTACTGTCTTACCTATCTTAATATCCTCTGTACCTAGAAACCTTTGCTTCATCATTAGCTTCATATTCTCAGGCGTAGCCGTTGGGACTTTCTCGATAAACTTTTCAGACATGGTTTTACACCAAACATGGAACAGAGCGTTCTGATTTAGGCTTCTTGGGTTCGTGTAAGGCTTTAAAGTTACGCAGAGAGGTTTTGCATAATCCCAATCATTGACTCGTTTAATAAGAAAAGGCAACCGCTTCTCTACCTCAAGCAAGTTGCCTATCCTAATAAAATCTCCCTGACTCATACTAGCTTCCGAGTAAGCCACTTCTGAGATAATGTTGTATTTACCTTAACCTTCTTTTTACGCAACGTCCTACCGCAATGACTTTTAACCAACTCATCGTCTGTGCATATATCACTACCGTTAAGCCTGTATCGAATCGCTGTATCTGACAGTCCAGTTATCTCAGACAATCTTTTAATAGTGTAGTATCGACCATGTACCAAGTCTGGCTTATTGCCCTCATACCGTATTTGTTTTGCTTGACTAGATGCGCTCACGTATTTCTCCATCGTAATAGTAACCAAATTTATCTAAGTAAAATTCCTTCATCATCTGAACCTCATCAGGATCGACCCAAGTGACATCAGCCATTTGCATCTCTAATGTTTTGGCTCTTATGCTATCAGGTTTATTATATTTCTTAGCAATGGGGGAACTGCCTCCCTGCTCTTGTGATCTAGATAACCAAGAGTTAACAAAGCGTTTTATTCCTGTGGGTTTTTTTCTGCGAGTTGGGTTAGCATCTAGCCAAGATTCCATCGCCATCAGTTCTTGGTGTACATCGACCTTCGGGAAGGCACGTTGCCATGCAATAACATCAGTCTCTTCTGGTTGCCAGTTGTCGCCATTATTTAAAATCATTAGTTCCCCCAGTGTATTTCTGATTTATCAAACATAATTAAAGGCTCTATATCATCGGGGTTAGGTTGTCTTCCCTTAGCAGTGCCACCTGTCTGAAAGACTTTAAATTTTGCCCTATGCATAACACCATCATGTACTATTATATAGCCAAATCTGTTTTCTTCTCTAAAAATAAAATAAGATGGAAGCATAGTTGTTTGACTTAAATGCAGAATCTCCATGTACTTAGGAACATTCAACGCACAAAATGCCTTTTTGCCATCGCCATACCATTTGCATTCTGCCCAACCAATCATCTCACCGCGGCTATCAGAATCCTGACCATTGTGAAACCACCCATCAAGCCTGTACTTTTTAAGATTTGGTGATTGTTTATATTGACACCCTAAACGCTTTGCCATTGCGGACAATAATCGTTGCTCTCTTGATCTATCTGCTGATGTTTCTCGCATAGTAATCATTATTAATCCTCCCACCCAGATAGCTTTAGATGAATGTCGTGCATTGATGCAAAATCTATATCACAATATTTGCCACTGACTTGTACGCTAACACCTTCATCTTCAAAGCATTCACAATCAGTGCTAAACAACATAAACCCATCATCACCATCAGTATAAATACAACCTAAATAACCGTCTTCAGATATAAAAGTTTTATAATCCGCGTTAAATGTTTGCGTCCAACTCATAAACTCTTGCTCGGTCATTCCAATTAAATTGCATACATCTTTATGTTTAATACTCATTTTCATCTCCTATGGCTCGGCAAGCCTCGCCCGTTTTATTGATAAATTGTTTCTTATTATTTACTTTGTTTATTTTATGTAACTTTTTAAAAGACGTTTTAACCCTTTTACTTCAAAAAGTAAATTTACGATCTGAGGGCTATGCGACTCAGCGGTTACTTCGTATTCGTATCGGATATCCAACCTATCTACAATCTAAAACCGATTAAATTGTAGGGCTATGTCTGGAGGGTCAACCACGCTCTGACGTTTTATCTAAGGAGTTCGTCAGCCTCTAGCCCGAATACTGTCTTAATTAAAAATCATTTTTACAAAAAGGTAAACCTAAACCTTATACCCAAAAGTTATAAAAGACTCTAGGCTTATATCTAAAGCATCACATACGCGCTGAATAGTGTGCAGTTTCATATTAGATTGGGTGCGCCACCGTAATACTTGTTGAGGGGAAGTCTTTGCTATTTTAGCAAACTCTACGCTAGTGATTCCTTTAAGTTCTTGAGCGGCTACTACGCATTTGCCTACGTGTATTAATTTCATTGCATTAAATCCTATGTTATATTTGTTTGGTCGGTTTCCCCGATCGACAACCTCCTATGGTTTGCCCCCCGAAAGGGGGGCTTTTTAGATCAAAATGGAATATCTTCATCCAGTTCTTCAATGCTCATATCTGATTGTGGCGCACTAGCTGTAGCACCATCAACCCAGAACTTTTTAACATTCCCCAAGATCACGCTTTGTTCACCTGCATCGCGCTGTTCTTTGGATTGCTCCATTGAGATAAATCCGTTGTTGCCATATTCATCTTCTTGGTCAAGGTCAACAAAGGTTGTCATGTTTAGATAGACTCCTTTCTCACCTTTATATAACTTGGATTTATCAATTTTGCTCACGTTGATTCTTACATTCAATCCTACTTTCATTTTAACTTCTCCACTTGGTTTTTTATTTCAATGACAGCGGCTTTTACTTCAACCGCCAGTTTAGTTATAAACTCTTCATCACGCTCTACCCTCACAAGTACATGAGGCATTTCAGGGTGATAGGCGAACGCATCCCACCACTGGCTATCAGTAATCCAAAGGCAACCTTGTATCTGTTGATAATAAGCCTTCACTAACGCTTGAGGGTCACGCAAATACTTGACCATCGTTGTAGCGGCAGGACATTTAATCTCTAGGCCACCATCCGTTTCTACAAAACCATCAGGCGAACAACCGAACTCTTTACTGTCATCTAGGATAAACCCATGCTCTGTCACATTGCATTCAGTAATAAACTCATATGCTTCACGCGCTTCTGGCTCTAACTCAGTACCTCTTGCCATATGGTCGTTAACGTAGAACGGCTCAGATTTACCCACAAACCTCTCAGCAATAAGTTGATTTATATATCCAACAGCAGAGGTAGACGGCTTACCAGACACAGTAATCAGCTTTCCAAAGTTACTTGCAGATGGCCTGCCCAATCGAGCGGCAAGCCATTCCTCAGTCCCTTGTTCGTGATCTAGAATAATCACTTCTTAGCCTCTAACGCGGCAATCACCCTGTCGTAATTACTGGCTAAAACTTGATCAATATTTTCTACCTTAAGCCACTTTAAAAACTTAGCCTCATTTGATTTTGTTTCATCAAGTAATTTCTTGATAGCAATTATTTGATCTTCACTAACCGTTGCTTTAGCTACTGCCTCTGGTAAATCTTCACCTGCATATATGTAGTGGCCTAAGCCAAACATTGCAAAGCACTTTGTCAAACAGCGCATCTTAGATGAATTAATTGCAAACTTATCAGGGTTAGATATTGCTTTGTTTCTATGATCCATAACTGGCAACCACATATTCCTAACCATGGATTGATCTTTTTCAGTTAATAAAACACTGCACCTAATTTCTACTGTCCCAGTTTCACTGCATTTATCTTCTTCAAAGGTGTAATGTATGTCAGGATAATGCTCCATCATAATGCCGTAAGCCCAAGCCCATGACAGATAAGACAGCTTGCCTTTTTTCTCAATATGATCTGATACATCAATAGCAGATAAAGTCTGCCAGACTTCTTTAGATAAACTCATGTTGACCTCCTACAGTCTCTTGTTTCTGGTATCGCTCACCATATCCTAGTTCGTAAGCCTCTGATTGACCCTCTAAGGCAGGGTAGCCAAGAATGCAGTCATACTCACCGCGTTCATAGTCGTTTAACTCATTGATATTCATATTGCCTCCTACAGCAAAGCCCCCGAAGGGGCAGTTAAATTATCTGATTGCGATTTCTGCCTGACATTCTGCAATTTCTTTTTCATGGATGGCGATTAGCGCAGGTGTATGTTTAATATAGCTTTCAAACATACGTTTTACATCGTTAGAAAAGCCCCTGCCGTTGTGCAATGTCAAATTTCTGGTATATCTTCTAGCATTGTACTTTCTATCTTTAATTGCCTGTTGTGCGTTGGCAATAGCGTTTTCAAGCACGTCGATTGAATACTCACTGTAGTTAAAGTCTGTCATAATTAATTACCTTGTTTTATTGATTGAGATTACATCTTAGTCTATCTAATCTTAAATGTAAACCTTTTTGTTAATTAATTAGGCAAAAAAAACCCCACACTAGGCAGGGCTTATGTTTTATATGGTACTAGTAAGACCAAATAGCAGGGGGAAAACCCTCTTCTTCTGTGCAAACATCCAAATGGATAAACCTACCGCCACCTTTCTGCTGTACACCTATTCTTTTTATCCCATGCTTTTGTGCCACTCTAATGATTTCTAAGGCGTTTTCTCCGTTAGCTAATATATCTACCGCCTTTCCGTATGTATGCGCTCCTAGACGCTCTTTACGCGCTTCTATGGGGTGCTGTGGTGATCTGTAAGCACTAGAAAGAGGAAAGCTAAAACCACACTCATGGCGTATTTCATTTAACAGGGCTAAGAAGTCAGGATCAAACCCTTCTTCTCCTGTTGCTTTGCACTTAAGTTCTTTAGGTTTGAAGTAATTCTTTTCTTCTTTCTTTTCTTTTTTCTTTGTAGTCATTTTCCGACTCCTTTTATGCGTTCTGCTGATCTCATCGTACCAAGTCCGAGCATTCCCATTAGAACTGGCATCATTACAGACGTATCAGCTTGGGGTATGTCTATTCCGAACCCTGCCGCCAGTGGCGAGATTAGGAAGTTAACCGCGAATCCAAGGACGCAGACCCATCCAGTGGCAGGTCGCCAAGAACTTTGGAACCAGTTTCCTTGGGCTTCGGCTTTGTTGAGTTCAATCTGAGCGACTGCGAGTTCCTGCGCGTGGCGTTCAGAAAGCGTTGAGAGTTCATAAGCAATCTTCTGCTTTTCGGTGGCATCAGGTATCCATTTATCAAGTAAACCAGTGACAGGGGCAATCAGTGCTTCTAACATTACGATAATCTTTCAATCAGAAACAAACCGATGATTAGGGGATACATTCCCCAGACCATCATCTCTGTTTTTTTAAATCTAACAGAACCTTCATCAAGGCGCTTCTCTATAGCTTTAAACTTATCTTCGATGGCTTCCATCCTTACAGCGCATTCACGTTCATGGGCTTCAAGTTTTAATAACGCCTCTTTGACAGTAGCCATTATGAATTCTCCACCAGTATAGCTTCGATAAATATAGACACTTCATTATCAGAAGCACTGCTCTTTGCTTCAAAATGAAAGTCTGTTTTCTCTTCAATTTTAAATGGTACTTGTCGATCAAAGCTAACCTGCGATGTGCTAAAGGTCGCCTCGGCTACTCTTAAAATCCTACCGCCATGTGTTTTTAAAACATTGCGAATAGTAAGATATTTGTTACCGTTGTTAGTGCCAGATGTGCAATCAATTCTAAAAAGATAAACACTGTGATTAGCAGGTACAGTGTAAACAGATGATTGTGTTGTGCCTAATTCAGCTTGTATATAAGCATAAGTAGAACCGCCATTACTAATGGTAATGTTGCCCACGTTTGAACCAGACAGGATTATTGCTGAGTTTATACGCAAAAAAGATTTAGACGTAGTAACTGCACTTGTACCAGTTAAAGTAACAGTCTCTGTAATCTCTACGTAATTAGCATCTAAGCCCGATATTAAAACATCCATAGTATCTGATGTTGAAGAACTTACAACGCTCATAACAAGTGCTGATGATGGATAGGCGTAGTTCCCACCATCATCCCACAAGGTTTCAAATGAAGTGCCAACCGTCCTATTGAAGCCAAAGATATTTAAGGGTCGTGAATCCCATATATTACCTTTAGCAACATCGTGCAAAAAATTAGGAGTAGGGCGATCTTCATCAAACTGGTACATTAGTTTTCCTCGTCCACCGCGTCATCAACTTCTAGTTGTTGTGTAAGCATATTCATAAACGCTTGACGGCCTACACTAAGTTGGTCAAGGTTAAATTGAGTGCTTGATATTTTGCGGTCAAGATCAGCAACATGATTGACCATCGCTTGTTGTTCTGGTGTCATGTCTTCGAGGGTGTATTCTGTATCGTTGATCGTAATGGGGGTGGTTTTTTTCTCGCCCATGTGAATCTCCTTTTAGTTAGTGAAATTACATTCTACTTGCTTTGTCTTAATCTATCCATAGCAGTGAACTAAAACCAATACTAAAAAATAAAATTGTAAAGATTAAAGCCTTCCATTCTTCCTTGTCCTTCCAATCAAAGTTACTCATTCAAAAATTACCGTCTCTTCTGGGTCTACCCA